ATTGTATAACCCTACATATGTACCAGCATATGATCCTGTAAACAATGATGAATATGTGCCAGCAAATGTACCTGTAAAATTTCCTTGATAGGATCCTGCATATGCTCCCAAATAAGTACCAGCATATACCCCTGTATATGATCCTTGATAGGATCCTATGTAGCTTCCTAAATATGCACCAGCATATGTGCCTGTATATGACCCCGTATAAAATCCTTGATAGGATCCTGTAAATAATCTTGAATAGATGCCTGTGTAATTCCCTGTGTATGCTATAATCCGTTGGTGCATTATAGCAGTATTGAAGAATGACACATATGTTGCACCTTCATATGCTCCTACAAAGTTAGCTGCAAAATAACCCGTATAATAAGCTGGCTGCCCAGAAAATGGGTCGTAACCTAATGTGTCTCTTTGTACATTGCCTGCATATGATTTAAATGCAGTTCGAGTCCATGTATTGTTTGTATAAGAGCTAGATCCTCCAGTACCAGTCCAATTGCCGGTAAAATAAAAGTTTGCTCCACGAGATGGACGTACATATACACCGGTGTACACTTGAGGATAGGGTGTAGTCCAGGCAGCACCTGCTGTGTATGAGACGTTCCAATAGCCTGTGTATGCAGAGGCATAAAATCCTTGATAGGATCCCGTAAAAGATCCTTGATAGGATCCTGCATAACTCCCTGCATAAGCAGCAGCATAAGCACCAGCATAAAATCCTTGATAGGATCCCGTATAAGATCCAGCATAAAATCCAATGTATGCACCTGTATATGTTCCTGTCCAGTTACCAGTATAGGATCCCGTAAATAATCTTGAATAAGTGCCTGCATATGAACCAGAGAAATTCCCTTGATAGGATCCTGCATATGCTCCTGTCCAATTGCCTGTATAAGTTGCTGTATAAATTCCTGTAAAAGCGCCGGTCCAAATTCTACTATATGAACCTACAAAAACACCAGTAAAAGTACCTGCATATACACCGGTAAAACTATTTGCATAGGAACCTACGTATGCACCAGCATATGATGTATCTGTTAAATTATTTATTTTATCAGTAAATGATCCTCTACTAACCCATGTTCCACTACCTGGAGCTGAAGGTTGGAACGCATATACACCAATACCCGTTGTTCTAATATATTCACCAACGCCCGCAGCTAATGCTTGAATGTCGGAATTTTGCATTTCATCCAAACGATATACAACAGGATTTGAACCTGATGTATTATAACGTAAAGGACGAACTGTTCCAACAGTTGCTGCATCTGTTCGTTGCCACAATGTATGTGAAACAGTTGTTAGTGTGCTTCCAACGTAATATGTGTCATTTACTGTTCCGTAAGATGACCATGTTCCGGTCACAGGAGCACCAGTAGCTGTTGGCCCCAAAAAATAAGCACCAACGCCACCGGTTAGCATGGTGTTAACAATAGAAGGATAAAAATATGTATTTAAATCCGAGTCGGTCATTTCCTGTATTTGAACTTCATTGCCATTCATTACATAATGAACAGGACGAACACTAAAAGAATTAGTCAATGTTCTTTGTGTTTGATATATTGTTCCAGCTGTTGAAGAGCTATTGCTTGATGGGTGTGTACCTACGGCAGCATTAATGCTGTCGGAAGCTGATCCCCTACTAACAGCATAAGGATCTGTACCTACAGTACGTACTTTGCTACCATAACTAGTATCTGGATTAGCAACGATGTAATTAAGAATGAGGGGAGCAATTACATCAGCAATCTCTGCATCTGACATCTCCTGAACACCAGTGCTATACGTTGTGTTTGCATATAATGCTCTAAGCGGTCTTCCCATTTCATGGTCCTACACGTGTGCCACTGACATTGTAAATTCCAAAGTTTCCAGAATATGCAACATTTCCTGACTTATATTGAAGAGAGGTGCTATTGATGTCCAGTAATGTTTGCGTTGCAGTCGCATTTGTTCCCGTAAAAGAAAAGCCACCGGTTGTTGTTCCTGAAATACCTGAATCAAAAGTGTTAAAAGTAACTCGCGTATTTGTTGTATTACCTGTCATCATAACAGACGCATTCATCGACGTATTCGATGTTTGTAAACGCAAACCCGTACTAATAGTACTGAATTCTAAGTTACCTGTAATTGTGGCTAACGCGGCACTTGAAAGACTTGCAAGACCTGTTTTTAAACCTATTCTATTATTTGTACCATCAAGCGTAAGTAAGTCTGTACGGAAAGTTGAATTGCCTGTTCCTACTATGTTAAGAGAAAACGCATTAATTGTACCTACAGTTGAATTACCAACGTTTAGCGTTGTCTGCGTTAATACACTATTGCTTAATGAATTACCAATATTTAATTGTGTAGTGGAAACGTTTACGTTTGCACCAACATTAATTGAGGTAGAAACGTTTGCTGTCCCGGTCACATTCACATTGTTAGCAAATGTTGATGTCGTAGCGCCTGTTTGATTAAACGAGACTGTATTTGTTACACCAGTTATTGTAACACTATTGGCAAATGTTGAAAGGGTTGCACCAGTTTGATTAAACGATACAGTATTAGATACACCAGTTACGGTAACATTATTAGCAAATGTCGATGTCGTAGCGCCTGTTTGATTAAACGAGACTGTATTTGTTACACCTGTAACAGTTACATTATTAGCAAACGTCGATAGAGCAGTGGTGGATGTCGAGTTAAAAGATGATGCGTTAACAACACCACCAAACGATCCATAGGAGCTTGCGTTGATAAACCCCGTGGTTGTGGTATTGCCCGTTGCAACTAGTCCAGAAACGTTTAGAGCAAAAGCATTAATTGTACCTGTTGTTGTGTTACCAACAGTCAGCGCGCTCTGTGTAAGTACACTGTTACCCGTTGCATTACCAATGCTTAGTTGTGTTGTTGATAGGTTAACGTTTGCACCAACATTTGCAGAAATTAAACTTGCATTATTTGCATACAAATCCCAAAGTCTTGTTGTATTACCAAAAGCCTTATTATTGGCTGTTGGTATAACAGCTGTAGATATTGCAACATTGGCAAGCGAGGTTGTATTTGTAACGTCTAAATTGCCTGAAAGATATGCCGTGTTTCCATATAAAACACCCCAACGAAAATTGGCGGTACCAAGATTGTAAGTGTTATTCGATGATGGATTTAGATCACCAGATGTTGTTACAGTAAATGCTAAATTACCACCAACAGATAAATCACCATCTACACGTAGCAAACCGCTAACATTGGCACTACCAATAACGTCTAATCCATTCTCCGCTCTAAATTTTGTGTTACCAGCAGCCATTGTTTACCTTATTTTATTAATTGTGTGAACAGCTTTACGCTTGAACTAGCAGCTGTTTGCTGAAATTTTACAGCAACAGCTGTTGTATTTATCGTAGCGGAAAATATACCTAAATTAGCTGATGTTGGTGCGACAACTGTACCATAGACTGTAGTGTAAACATCGGTTCCATTTTGTGTCAAAATAACTTCTTGAACAGCTGCATTTGCACCGCTAGAATTTGTAATTCTTGCCGTAAACTTAGCGCCGGTGTATGTTCCAATTGGAAAATTGAATATTTCTATTGCACTTACTGTTGAAGTACCAATATTAGTATTGGATATGACAGCAAGCACAACATCTGTTTGAAGAGTGGTGTTTGCAGCTGTTGAAAGAGCACCTGTAAGCGTTGTAGCGCCTGTAATTGAAACTACATTAGAAAATGTAGCATTACCTGTTACCGCAATTGTATTAGAGAACGTTGCAGCCCCTACAAGACCAGAATTACCTGTTACATCTAGCGTACCGTTCGTACTAATTGAGCTACCTGTAAATACAGTATTGACTGTTGTGTTACCAAGTCTAATTGAGTTGCTGCTAGCAGCAGTGTTTACAGTTGCGTTACCAATGTTTATCTGCGATGTAGATACATTGACGTTAGCACCTACATTAACTGATGTGGAAACATTAGCAGTACCAGTTACACTTACATTGTTAGCAAATGTCGCTGTAACAGCACCTGTCGAATTAAACGATACGGTATTTGTGACACCGGTAATAGTTAAATTGTTTGCAAACGTTGAAGTAGTTGCACCCGTTTGATTGAACGATACTGTGTTTGCTACACCGGTAATGGTGACGTTGTTAGCAAACGTTGATGTAGCAGTACCTGTAGAATTGAACGATGTAGCGTTGACAACACCATTGTATGTACCATAAGAACTAGCGTTAATAAAACCAGTTACTGTAGTATTACCTGTTGCGGTTATACCTGAAATATTTAATGCAAATGCATTAACGGTTCCTGTTGTTGTATTGCCAACTGTTAATGTATTTTGAGTTAATACGCTATTACCTGTCGAGTTGCCAATGTTTAATCTTGTTGTGGATACGTTTACATTTGCACCTACATTAAGGGCAAACATATTAGCTGTACCTGTTGTCGAATTGCCTAAATTTAAACTTGCGGAATTAATTTGAATATTGCTCGTTGCAGTACCAATGCTTAATGACACTTGATTAGCAACAGCATTAGATGTCGTATTACCAATGTTTAGTTGTGATGTAGATACGTTTACATTTGCACCTACATTAAGAGCAAACATATTGGCAGTACCGGTTGTTGCATTACCTAAATTTAAACTAGATGTGGTAACTTGTACATTGCTCGTTGCAGTACCGATATTAAGTAATGTTTGATTTAAAACCGCATTAGATGTTGTATTGCCTATGTTTAACTGAGTTGTGGATACGTTTACATTTGCACCAACATTGATTGTTGTAGATACATTTGCTGTACCTGTTACGGTAAAATTGTTACCAATCGATGTAGCATTAACAACATCAAGCGTTGTTCCAATCCTTAAAGCTGAGGATATATTTGCCGACCCTGTTATTGTAACTGTTGCATCTGGTGTTGTATTGTTGAAACCAACTCTGTTATTAGCAGCATCAACAAACAACGTACCACTATCAATGTTAACATTGCCAGCAACGGTTACTTGGTTAACACTTATTGCAAGATTGCTTATTGTTGTATTAGATGTAAGAGCAAAACTTGTCAGTGAGCTATTTGCTTGTAGTGTTGTATTACCAACGATTGTTGAAACACCTTGGACACCAAACGCTGTTGCATTTATATTGGTGTTCGCATTTGTTACTGATACGTTTGATGTTACGTTTGCCAAACCACCAATAACATTAAAAGAAGAAGCATTAATATACGTATTGGAATTTAGTATGCTTACATTTGATGTTACGTTGGTAACACCACCACTAACATTAACCCGGCCATATCTTGTTAACGTGTGACCTGTTTCGTTAACGCCCGCTGTAATATTGATTGCAGAACCACCAGATGTTGTAGAAAGCTGTAATGTAGAACTACCACTTGCTGCATTAACAACAAAATAGCTTGTGTTATTAGCTAAACCAGTAATTGCTGTATTACCAGCACTAACAAAATACGTAACTATATCCGTGTTAACAAATCCGTGCGCTGAAGCTGTTGTAATAATCTCTGTTGTGTTTGCTATGCCTGAATTTGCATTGAATGTGGTGTTAGAGCTAACTGTATTAACAATTGCGCCTCCCGTAACAATAGAAAAAGAAGCGCTGTTAATGTTTGTGTTTGTGTTTATAATGTAGGTATTGCCTGTAATATAAACGTTTGCGCCAGTAAATAAAGCATTAGAAGTTATATTAAGATTGGCAGATGCGTTGACCGAACCGCCACGTAAAACATCACCAACAGCAACTGTGTTAGCGTTGAAGATGCCTATAAGACTAGAGTTACCCGAAACATTGGCACCTATGGTTGAATTATTGGCTGTTAACGCATAGTTTGTAAATGCGTCTGCCATAATGTTGGTTACGCCGACCCACGTTGCAAACGAGTCGACCGATATAACAACATTCGATATTGCTCTTGCCATTTTATTTTCCGTTTACTAATTGTTGGAGTAACATTTTTATATCACCCATATCTTTTTGTAATTGTTGTACTTCATGAGAAACTTGATTGAGCTGTAATATTTTCTCTCTCTCAGCTTTGTACCTATTGTATTCGTCCGTATCTATATTTATGACAGCTTTACTATCAGGTTGTCTGACAAATTTGCCATTTTTACTGCTCGTCAAATCCATCATGCTGTTACTGCCACTGCTCGAACATCATCGACACGAGGAATGACATATCCGTTTTCAGAAAGGAGAACAATCTTTACAGCAAACCTATCATATCCTTTGAATTTTGCCAGTGATGTATTAAAATATGTTAAAACGTTTTGTTGTTGTACGTCTAAGTATCCGTCATTTTTTCTTGTTACAACATCAACCAATAAACCACTTCCTACCATTGCTGCATTTGACACAGGGTTTGTAACGGTAAATGTTGACGTATTTGATGCTTGCACCGTGTCAATAAAATAACTATTTGCAAACAATGGACTATAAACACGAACAACGCTTCCTACTGTAATATTGGTATTAACAGTACCTGAGGTGCCTATAATTATAGAGTTGCCAGAAGCTGCTGTAAATGCTCCTGCCTGAAGTGTTCCACTAGGTTGAAAAGGTACATCATATTGTATTTGTAAATAATCAGAACTATCTATAGCACTGCTATACGAATTAGCATTTGTATTAGCTACTAATTCTGTCCAATTTTTAACTTCTATTGTTTCAATATCTTGGCTGTTAAGAAAACGAACATATGTTTTTATTGTTGTGCCAACGGGACGATATGCACGAATGTAAACCTTTATATCCTCAGCAGTTTGACCAGCCGCAAGAGACGTCATCGTTGATACGTAACGAGCTGCAGCATTACCAATACCAAGATATTCATTGGTCGAATCATTGTTTATTGCATACGTATCAATAAACATATCAAGATTGTTTTCATCAACATATGGTGTTGTGTATGGATTGCTTGTTGTTAAAGTCAATGTACTTTTTAAAGATCTGAAAGGTACACCGGTTGTTACTTCTGTTGTACGTGAAGCAACAACTGCGGGGTAATCCGTTACTGGCAATCTCTGGCCAATTACAACATTTTTTTCTGTCGTGCTTGAGTAGGCAAAATTACTGTTTGCAAAACCAATTACTGTATTGATACTTGAACCTGAAGGAACACCAACTACAAAACTTGGTATAACACTATTAACACCAAAAGCTGTAATATTGGCCACCGTTGTTGTTGCAAGCGAATCTACTCCATAGAGCACGTTGCCATTGGTTAGATAAATTGATGAGTTAGCTGTTGAGTCTTGAATAACAAGATAGTCAGCTTGGTTTGATGTGTAATAAACTTGGCCGGTAACTGTTTTATAATAGTGTGCTGCAGTATTTGTAAATGTAGGAGCAACATCAATAGCCATATACGTTGTATTGGTTACGCTTGTTACTGTACGTACTTCTGTATTTCCTGGTGTACCATCTGTAATAACAAAGGCATCGCCAGCAGATAAAGATGTAAAGGATGTGCCTGTTCCTGTAATATTTTTACTTGCTGTAGAAACAGCAATAGATCCCGATGCATTTGCAGCAACAGCATAAATTTTTTCACCGCCTAAAAAAGAGCCTGTTGTGCTTGCTACTTTAAGAATTTCATATGGTCTATTATAAATTTTAAATTGCGTAGACCCTGTTGTAAAATTAGCTACTCTCATTTTAAAAGATATATCAGCATCTTTTTGTGCTGTAAGTTGAGTACCATTTGTAACTATAAACAAACTACCATCCACCTTACCAGAGGTAACAGATGTTTTTGTAGATGTTCCTAGTTGATACTCACCTGCTTTATTATACCAAAGTTTAAAGCCCGAATCTTTACCATCAAATTTAAGTAAAAATGCTGCTGTTACACCTGTTTTTAAATTGATTGGTCTACTAAACGTAAATGTAGTCGCTGATGTACCGTCTGCACTTGTTGTTATGTCAGCATACTCAACACGAGCTACCACATCGCTTTTGTAAGAATCAAGATTTGGAATACCTTCTATGTTTACATCTCCAACATACATTGTTATTCCTGGAGAATAAATTCCCGATTGCGTCTTTCCTTCTACAGGCTTTGCAAAAAAATACAAATCTATACTAGTTATCCATATTGAAGGTGCTTGCTGTGCAGCAGCAGGATCAATATAAAATGTTTGTGCTAAATCAAACCCGGCCATTTAGTTTCCTTTGTTTATATAGTATGTATCGATGATCTTTTATCGGCTGCGGCCGCCGCCAGGGCCGCCGCCGTCGCCATGCTGCCGGTCACGGAGCGGTGCTTCTGGTTCAGGTGGTGGAGCAGGAGGAGGTGCTCTTTCTTGCGTAATCACAGGACCTGGAACTTCGACAGTTTGGTATATAGCAGCTGTAGGAATGAACGATGTACTCGTTGCTACGTCTACCTTAATAGTAATAGAAGCATATGAAAGATATGTTGATTCATAATCTGTATCTAACGTCGATATGCTTTTGCTAGCAATTACAATTTTTTTAGATGCTGCTAAGTTAGATTGTATTTTTTCAGACTCAGCCCACGGTGTTGAGTCAGACATGAGACCGCCACTATAATAAAAATCAAAAGTAACTTGTCCGTTTTGATTGGTTTTTAAAGCATCCCCAATACTACCGCCCTGTGGTTTAATTTTTGAACTTGCAATGAGATTGTTATCCATGTAAACATAATGGACAGTCAAAGGCATAAGACCACTAAGTGTCATTGTAAACACTTGATCACGGGTTACGTATTTTACTGTTGAACTAGACATTTGTATTACTTTCGTTTATATTTACACTGATATTATAAAGGTGTTTCATGCCCACAAAGCTTTCCAATTTTGTTCTCCAACAAATAGACCTATTGCAAAACAAATAGGTTCACATATAGCCCTAACAATTTTACCTTTTATATTTCCTTTTTTAGTTACACCCATTTGATACGCAAGCTCTTTGGCGCGCCATTTAGCTAATGGATATATAACTTTTTCAGCTAGTGATGATTTGCGCATTAAACGTACATAAGGAATAGCCCAGAATTGATATCCACGTATTGTTGTTGGTGAAAGATGTTTGAATGTAAATTCAATATCTGCTCTCCACACGTCTCTATCGAGCATACCCTTACGATAGAAATGTGTGCAAATAACACGGCTATTACCAAAAAGGAACGGTAAGAAATGGCCACCTCCACCGCCGCCTCCACCATCATTACTTGGAGCAGGAGGATCTACATAAACATACGTTGGTGCTCCCGGTACATTAACAGTAATAATTGGTGGATCAAGTATTGTTTCAACTTGAGCAAGCAATGAGAATGAAGCAGGTGATGATAACATATTACCCACAAATTGAATTGCGTGGCCATCAACTCCTAAAACATCACTCTTTATTGTTTGATCAATAAACACAGATTGTGTATATGGAAGCATTAGAGTTGATCCTACAATACTATTAGCAGTTGTAGAATCTGTTCTATCAAAATAACACTCAAAGTTTAACTGTCTTTTTAACGGTTGCAATTCTGATCTAACGGTATCAATAGACGCAGAATATTCTCTTGATGCTGTCGCTGATCTTGAAAAATTATCAAATGTATCAACAAAAAAAGCACTATTAAAACGAGATGTTGTTGGTGTTATTGCGCTTGGTAAACTCAACCCAGCTGTGGCTTGTTCTACTTGACCAAGCGATATCTGATATTCAATGGAAGAAATACGGTCAACTATTTTACCAATATCAGCCATGGTATATCTTTTAGGCTGGTATACATACGTATCCGTTTTTACTCTATAAGAGGAAACACGTGTTGTAATTGGTCCTTTATCATTACCAATTTGTTTATCTGCAAACGTTGATGTCTGTGAATTTAACTGACGAGGTAAACAAGGATAAGGAGGTACATACACAGATCCCAGCAAAAGTAAGTTATCTCTTATTTTTGGCGTTTTTGGTACCATGGCTGGAGAGCCTTGAATATAACTAAACGTTGAACTTGTATCAACAGCAACAGAATCTATGCGTGGCAAATAATGTTGTACAGTATAAGATACTGTTGAGTCAGGAACAGGAAAAAATTGGTCATCTCCACTTAATGCAAAGGTGTTTGCCGGATTAATAGATGCGCTACCAGATGTTGCTGTCAAAATGGCTGTGTTATTTCCATAAGGTCTAAAATCAAAAACATCTCGTAAATCATAGTAATTACCAGTTTTTGTTACTGTCTCAGGTATTTCAAGAGTGTTAATGGTTGCTGTAGAGCTTGCAAGATTAGCTGTATCATTAATGTTATATGAATCTGCAGTAAAAAATCCTTCAGCTCCGTTTGTTGTAAACGCATCATACTGAACCATGAGAAATTGATTAGCAGTAAGCGTTACACCAGATTTATTTGCAAGTACCAATTGACCACTACGATATGCATTTTGATCATCACCAGTGTTAATAAAGAAATATTTTGTAACATCTGTACTTGATGTATTAACAGTTGTGTTGCTACCCAAATAAACTTTTTTCAATCTTGCAATACCTGGTACACCAAGATACCACGGGCCCGTTGCACCGGCAACGTTGTTGCTAGTGTGTATCTTAACAAATAAATTTCTATTAATTGTTTTTGCTACAGGAGTTGCCCCAATTTTTGATACGTTATATGTAACAACCGCATTCACTGTACCTGATAATGTTTTTGTCAAGTTTAACGTTGCTGTTTTACTGGTACCTGATATTGTAATTGTTCTATCAGCGCGTGATTCCAATGATAGTGGATACATTGCTGGATAAAACAAAACGCCGTTTGCTGTAAAAGAAGCCGAAGCGTTGGTTGTCAACCCCATCGATGTGTTGTTTGTAATATAAGATATTTGTCTAACGATGCTTGCTGTACTATTAGCAAACTTAACAAAATCACCAACTTGATAATCAGAAGCAAATGTTGTCGATGAACCAGATACAACGTTGCTATTGTTTGTTACTGTAATTGATCCTCCACTATTAGCCGCAGCCTGCGTATTGGCTAATGGAAATATAATGAAATCTCTTTCTTGCGTTGAAGAAAGAACACCATCGCTATATGGGAACGTCAGACCTGCACCCAATGGTCCAATTTGCAAAGTTCCGCCAGAAGTTAATTGTAATGAGCTATCTGAGCTTGTTCTGTATTGGTATGTAATGCTTGAAATACTTTTTACAGCATCAACCCCAACCGGAAATAACATTTTATCTTTTGTATTGTCCTGTATAACAGCAATATTAGTAGCTGTTGTTGCATCATATGTTAGAACAATGTCTGCAACACCATCAGCACCACTATCATAATAAACACTGCGAACGCTTCTAAACGATTGTCCAGCATTCATCTGTACATCAAAAAGATATAAGCGGTATACACACGTCGATGTACCTGGATTACCACTGTCAATAACAAGTGAACGCATACGAGCAGTGCCAATCTCACTACCAGCTGGTGTAATGTTGGAATCAGAGCCTATCGTTGCTGTAGAGATATATGTTTTAGCTGTATCACGAAGACTTATTGTTGCTCCAGCTTTAAAGTTAAATAAACCAACCAAGCAGTTTACATAAACATAGTTACCATAACTAACGGTAATTGATCTGCTTGTTTCTGTATCATATGTATTTGCTTTAGCGGCGGTCAATACGGTGTTGTATTGAGATGCTACGCGGTAACCCTCAACATAAGCTGTTCCTGGATCCACAACAACTTCAAAATTAGTAAGATTAGCTGTTGGTAATTCTCTTGAACTAACTTCGAATGGGTTAATTACAAAATTACCTTGCGATTCTTTTGTACGGCGTGCCATCTCATCGCCAATGTTTGAATATACAGTAGTTTTATTCTCTTTGAATGGTGCTCCATTTTTCCATTCAACCAAAGTAAGAAAATTAGCGTTTGATCCTAAACTTGATGCATTGCTGACCACCGTCAATACTGGTAAGAGCTGAAGACGATCAGCACCGGGAGCAGCAAAGTTGGTAGTATTAGAAGCGTTGTCATATAACGATTCATCTACAAAAGAAGTAATAAGGTTTTCATCTGTAATCAAGCCAACAGCTACATTATTAGGTGATATGTCGTACTTGCTTATAATAGCTACTTGAGGATTTACATTAAGAAAAAATCCTTTTTGATATATTACGCCACTGGATATACCAAAAGCATATCCTGTACCAATTGCATTTGATGATGCATTTGCAACAGTAATAACTGTTTTATAATTTTGTGGTGTAAGGCTAATATTACTTACAGTAGCTGTTGCATTAGCTGTTTTAACAGTGAACGTTGGTAAGAAAGTGTAATTACTTCCTTGATTAGTCAATGTTACGGTTTGAGTAATACCTTGTGTATCTGTTGTTATTAAACCTGTAGCACTACTGCCAATAAAAGATACTAGATTAGCGGTTGCGCCGCTAGTGTTACCAGAAATATTATAACCAGTCAATAATGACCACGAAACAGAATTAACAGAATTGTTGGTTAAATCAACTGTTCTTGGCTTAACTTGAATGATAATTGTGTTAGCAATCGCTGTCGTATTAATTGAAGCAATTGTTACTTTAGGTGAACCAGGCGCCGATGATGTGAGCGTTTCGCCATTTGAAAAAGCGACCGTATTGCCTGTTACTATAATGGAACTTAAAACAACGACGGTATCAGCATTAGAGAAACCCAAACCACCATTATCAACTGTCACTTTAAAAATTGGATAATCTTTGCTAAAGACAGTAATGTTTTGACCAGGAGAAAACGTCGTATATGATGTGTTTGAATTGGCAGTATCGTTATCTGAGCTGTTGGTGTATTGAAGATACAACGTTTTAAGATCAGGAGTTTTTGACTCTAGACCGTCCACTGAATTTACAATACGAGCTGATAAATTAAGATCTGATTTAACAAAATAATTAACATAAGAAGAAGGCTGTGAAGGTTCGCCGTCCGTTTGAATGTCAAGTATTTTTACATATGAATAGTTTGGTAAATAAGAAAAATTGATACCGCTAAGTATTGTACCTGACTTAAATATGTTATCACCAAATTTTTCAATTTGATTCTGTAACATTGTTTGCAATTGATTCAACTCACGTGTTTGTACAGAAACACCTGGTTTAAAAAGTACCTTGTAGTATTCTTTTGCTTGATCGTAGTCGTCAAAATAAGGACTTACATTTAATGAATTTTCTAATGGCATATTTTTCTCTTAGAATTGCAAGATAAGTTTAACTGTTTCAGTCTGACTGTTAGAGCGAGATATTGGATATTGATTTTCAAGGAATAATACTTCTCCCGAACCAACAATCAAATCAGGAGGATAATGGAACAATAAATTAGCGGAAGCACTACTTTGCTGACCAATAATTGTATTACCTGTATTTAGGTTACCTCTTTGATTTGTTAAAGACAATGTTGATGCCGAATTACTATGGAAAAAGGCGTTAGCAAGCTGTATGTCTGTTTGAAATACCTGTTCGTCTTGAATGAAGACACCAGATATTGGGTTAAATGTATATCTATGGCGCTGGTCAAAGGTGTTGAAGTTCTTTGATGCACCACCAACTTGATAGGTTGAAACAGAAGCGGTGGTATTTGATGACCCACCTCTCAAATAATTAACAGTTGTGTTTCCTGTTAAAATAATACCATTGACGTTAGTTAACTGTAACGCACTAATGCTGTCCCATGATGATACTACTCCTGTAGCACCTGTATTTGCTTGTGTTACTGTTTCACCTACAACGAACGATCCACTAAGATTTAGTGTTGTTATGACAACATTGGCAAACAATGGATCTTTTATTAAACCAATTTGTCTGTAATCGTTTGCTACAGGAATGGTTCCTGTTTCAGTATTGGCAAAGGAGACACTTATACAAAGTGCGGTGCCTCCCAATTCATATGCAGGATCAGATCCATGTCCACCTTTAGGTCCAAGTATTGGTATGATAGAAGCAGCGTTTGATACTCCTCCTGTATTACCCACCACAGTGGCCGTTGCGTATGAATAATTGTTACCTCTTGATAAAACTTCTATTCTAACAATTGAATTTGATGAAGATGTATTAACAATAGCACGTGCAATAGCATTGCGACCATCGCCACTAATTAAAACGCTTGGTGTAATCTCATATGTTGTTGCAGCTGTTGGTGGTGTAGTAAAAGCCGATTCAATTGTAATTGTTTTTAATGACCCTAAAACTTGATAATCAACTATTTTTTTACCCTGGCCTGCACCTGGACCTGATGCTAAGTATATAAAACTATCTTTATAAAAATTTACACTATTAACAGCGTTATTAGCAATATTGTATGTAACTGTGGATCCACCAACACGCAAATCTGCCGATGTAAAGTTGTTACTTAGAAACGTGTTATAATTTGAACCAGGATATGTAATAGAATAAACTTCAATGGCGCCAGGTACTGCATTGGCTACAACATCGTTATTGGCTAAAATTGGTAAATATTGTGTTGTTGCATATGTGTTAAAAATAGTTGCATCAACTTCATACATATACTTCCAAACATAACCATCCGATGTGCTATAATACTCATCGTTGGGGCCCGTTTGCGTTGGATCGGGTGGTATTGTTGATGCTGAATTACCAAAATTATCTAAACATTTAAAAACAGCATATGTTGAACCAGTGTTAACACAAGCGTAATATTGCTTGGTTGATAAATCCTCATTTCCTCTATAAGCATTATACTTTGTACCTGCTGTCCAATTGTATCGAGGAGCTACAACAGCTACACTTGAAGGTATAACACGTTTACCAAAGACCATGTTATCATATGGATCATAATACGTTTCTTTATCACTTTTGATAATAGCAGGAATAGTAGCATCTCCGGCTGAATAAGGAGTTGACTTGCCCGCAAACACATAATACACACTGTTAGCTACTTCGCTAATAGATTCTTGAAATTGCTTTACGTTATGTAAGCGAAAATAATTGGTAATTTGTTGTGTTGACATTTTTTATGAGAGTGTGATGCTATTTATAGCAGACATTTGCACGTTAGGTGTTGATAAAATTGATAATCTACCAAACGCTTTTGTACCTGCAACGTGAGTTATTTTTTTAAGAACATCAACATATCTATCGAAAGGAATTTTTGAAATAATTTCATAACTATATTCTTGATAGTAATCATTATCATGTAATTTTTTATCCGAGTCTAAAAATCCTTTTGTTGTTTGAAAGAACCCTTCCCCGTGACCTTCTTTTCCAAGACGAACGATAGCTGTTATTGTGTAATTACTACCTTCATTAGACATTGTAACGGTTTCGTAATCAACATACCCAAACCCCGAATCAAAAATATCAAGATTTGTAGCAACATTATTAGCTGTTTGTACATTAGCAGTTATTCTTGCATTTAAACCTAAAAATGGCTGTGTCGTGTCTACGTCTATAACACTTACAGTTGCTGTCGCGCCCGATACTTGACCAATAATTGTATTACTGACTTGAAAAGTATTTTCCAAGTTTATTCTTTTTAATTTTAAGAATGTTGTATTTGCAACTTGTTTAATAATAGCACGTGCGGTTGTTGCAAGAGTGACTGTCGATACGAGAGATATATTAGCCGTACCACCACTTGATAGTGACCTCATTAACGTAGATGCATTTGCCGTATTAACAAAAGTACCTGTAACGCCCGTCAGTTTTAGTGTTCCTGCTCCGCTTGAAATACCCGATTCGACAACAAACCCCTCTGCTCTTGTTGCACCATTTGCATAAAGTTGAAAAATTCTTTCCGATGTAATTACAGTTGTTGTTGGTGTACCATTTGCTGCTGTTCCAGAAAAATTACTAACTGTTAGTTGTATTGCGGGACTATTATATGTTTGTAAAATTTGCTCTCGTTCAATAAAGGCACCTGTTACAGATGAAATTACCATGTTATAATCTTGTTTTGTATATCCCGACACATATGGATTATGAACAACAACAAAAGGGTCTATGTTGTAATCGTTTCCAGGATTAAAGCCAGATATAGCGGCAATAGAACCAATAGTATCATTATCAAATCTTAAACAATCAAGTATTGTACTGTCAATGCTAGAATTAGGATATTTTACAAATCCAAAGCCACCATAACACAAGTCACCTATTGATAACGAGTGTCCTGTTTGATTTAATCCCGCTGTAATGTTAATTGGTGCTCCGCCTAATGTAGTCGAAAGACTAAGCGTAGTTCCTCCACTAACCGCATTTATTACATAATAGGTTCCATTTGATACTAAACCACCAATTGCAGTATTGGTGGATGCTACTGAATATTTAACTAGATCGTTATTAGAGAAAGTATGTGCAGTTGTCGTTGTAATTATTTCAGTTGTGTTTGCTACGCCAGAATTAGCATTAAACACATATTGAACACCTCCATTAATTACATGAGGAACAGTTGTATGAACGAGGCCGGAGTTATTTGCGTTTAAATTTATGGTAGAAAATTGAACATTTTGTATGTTGTTGCTATGTAAGAAATCAGGTGAAAGGAAAACGGATTCGGTATCAGTCAAGAGACTTATTTTAAATGTAGCTCCTGATCCCGTACCTGTATTTGCAATAGTAGCTACCGTGTTAGTCACAGCACCAACAATTGAGGAGTAGGGCGTAATGATAAAACCATTACTTGATATATTTACGACGCCAACATACTCTGAATTAGCTCCAATAACTGTTGCTATTGCTGTGCGGTCTGTATATGCGGTAATTACACCTGACCCTAATGATTTTGTAAGAAAATGGCCCGATTCGTTTGATCCGGCTGTTAGATTCAAAGCTGCACCACCCAACGCATCTGAAAGCTGTAAAGCCGTACTATTAGCACCAACAACATAATACGCCGCATCTGTACTCAAAGCCACTAGAGCTGTATTACCTGTACGTATTGAGTAGACAACTATATCACCATTAACAAAACCATGTGCAGACGTGGTTGTAATAAATTCGCTTGAATTTGCTACACCAGAATTAGCATTAAAAGTAGCAGAGGTACCTGTTCCTTTTATTGAAAAAACCGTATCACTTGTAACGACATTGCCAAAGTTAGGTGCGACTATAACATAACCAGCTGTTGTGTTTGATTTGTTTGTTGCAACAATTGTAGCGTTTGCAGAAACAGTACCGTTAGCATAATAATTTTCTATTACAGCACCAACACTATAATTTGCATTATTTGGTCTTGCGGTATTATATGCAAGATTTGCAAATCGTTGAGATATCCCTTCAAATTGCGCAAAGTTTGTTATTTCAGCATTGGAATTTGTTATGTTGGAAACTTGTAACATTTTCTGTGCAACGAGCACTTCACTGTTAAAAAGGCTATACCCCCAACCACCCGATGTAAACGCATCAATAAATATAAAGCTAACTTTTCCTGTTTGGTTGCTAACAGCAGAAACACGTGCCTTTGCATTTTTACCAGAACCGGTAGTAATGGTGAATATGTCACCTACTTTAAAATTGGCACCACCCGTTACAACGGTCAGCGAAGACAATGAGCCAAGAATTCTTGGGCATCCATCTAAAACCAAATCAGTAGTCGTTGTTATATACTCATTTGTTTCAAAATTTCCTTGCAGTTGGCTTAAATATAATACTTCTATAAATCTTCCATCAATTCTTTTTGTAATGAGTGATTCGACAAAAGCAATTGCCCCTGATTTGTTTCCAACAATTTGTCTACCTAAAAAAGTTTTTGTTTTGGACGCGTTTGTAGAAATTTCAAGATAGATTGGCTTAATCCAAACACCATCCGATGTTTTAAATAAATCTGAATTAGGAAAATAAAGTTCAGTATCTTGATTGAACAACGACCTCATTGTTATTTCAACGCCTTTGTGAGTACTTTTGGCGCTGTAAATATCCTTTGAGTGTTTGACTAATTGTTGGGTGTTTGCTGTAGTATTAAGAGAAAACCCTTCAAGGTATTTGTTTTTATAATGAGATATAAATTCTGAGGACGTTTTGTCTATATCTCTATAATCAAATAAACTACGTGATCTGTTTGTAGTTTGATTTTGAGACTCCATCCACACGTAATATTGACGAACAAAATCAATAAAACGATTGCCTTCCGAAACGTAAAACTCAGGAAATTGATTTTTAACTAACGGTGATATAATTTTTTCTACATCAATCATGTCAATATACCAATAACGTTTACTGTTACATCTCTCGGATTTATTTCAGTTATAATGTTTTTAACACCACTAATGTTTTTTGATTGGGGTACAAGATATATTTCAATCGAATTGCCATCAAATGACGAAATGTTAAAATTAACTAATTGGACGCGTCCCAGAGCATAATCAATAGTACCTATTTTCTGTAGAGTCTCAATGTAGTCAGAACGCAAAGCAGCAATAAAAATATTACCTAACATATCATCAACAAGTATACATCTAACATTTAGATATGTAAACGTAGAGCTTGTGAGGTTCTCACCATAGTGGACATCGGCCGCAGTTTGAACAACCCCTTGTATTGATCGTATTGCGTTATAGGAATCAATTGTAATATTATTTACAGCATTTGTTACTGGTATAAATTTTAACACAATTGAAGCTGTTGTATCATTGCTCAATATACTCGGATCACTTTGATCTATATCTTTAACAAGACTACTATAATACATAGTAGTCTTAAAATTTTCAAGCTGTGTTTTACTATAATTACTAATCGCCGCTTGAACAGCTGTTAGTATATCAGAACCCGATTTTGTTGTGTTGTTTACATTATAGTAAACATTTGATACAAGTTTTACATACATGAATGTCGGATTGACAAACACAGGATCTATTGTTAGTGGTGATCTATCGGAAATATATTGTTTAAAAATTCTCTTTCTTGCTTCTGATGCTCCATCAGTATTGTACAAATCAACGCTGATAAAAACTTTACCAAATTGAGGAGGGTTAACTTCTTCACCGCCATAAACACTTATTGCTTGTATATCAGAAAATTTGCTTAACAAAAGTGTTTCATAGTCATGTGATGTTACAGCGCGCTCTTGTGATTGGAAATTACGAGGAGCATTGTATCTAATAGAATCAATCGTTTCGCTTACAGAACCACCTGATGCAATCGTGACATTTTTTACAGTTATATTTGTTTGGCCATCAATTGCACTATCAGGAACAAAAGTAGTTGCTCCGTTTGGTAGCTGACCCGAGCTTATTCTATACTTTACAACAACCGTAGATCCATCTTTTGGTCTTCTACCAAAAACATTATCACCAAACACTAATTCATATTGTTGGTTTTCTGCACCTTGAACAAAATATACAGGAGAAAAATTTGTTATGTCCAATAACTTATCTTGTTTTAGGTATGTAAGTATATTTTGGCCGCCATCTTCATATACACTAACAACAAGCGAAGATACATCAATTGTTGGGTTAGAAAGAACAAATCTTTGTTGACTATTAGCAGAACTTACAACAAACGTTTCGGTTGTAATAATACCTTCATACACAGTAAGATTTATAGAATATATCCCGTTGTTTGCTTTTGTAATTGTCTGAGTGTCGTTTGTGGAGAACGTATATGTGTTTGAACCAACGCGGGTTGTGAAGGAGGTATATTGAGGAACGACAATTGATGTTACAGCTGATGCTGGTGTAATGTCAACAGTTATTTGTGCTTGTGCAGAAGCAAAGGAGCGAGGAGTATAGTTTAACTCTTTTGCATGTGATACAACACTGTCCCGTAGTTGAGCAGTATCCAGGAACATCTCACTAGCAACCATGTTAGTGTAAAATGCATTCAAATAAGTGTTATAAGCAAGAACGTCAAGCAACACGTTAATATTAGACCCCTCGTAATCAAGGTCTTTAAACTGTGTGTTGTTTTTGAGAAAAGATTTTAAGTTGTTTTTGAGGCTGTTAAAATCTAAACCAACTAAGTCAATATTAGTGTTGGCCATTTACCGAATCCTGTTAAGAAAAAGTTCAAGAGTTATAGGTTCCTCTTTATTTATTATGCTAAAAACTATCGTTGCTACAACATAATGATCATCTATTTCGCTATTAACAAATACTTGCTCAATCTTTGCTCTTGGTTCGTAATTCTCTATCGTAGTGCGAATTAGATCTTCAAGAACAGAATCCATTGCTGGTGAGAAATTTTCAAAAAGAATTGACCTTATATTACTTCCTAGTTTTGAATCATAAAGTCTATCACCTGTATTAGTAAGAAGCAAATTACGTATAGAAGACTTTACTGCCTCCTCGTTTGTAACTCTGTATAAATCTTGTTTTACAGAATCAACATCAAAACTGCTAAGAAAATCAGAAAAGTATTCTGGTTGTATAGAGCGGCTAGTTTGTGCTTTTTTTTGTGCTACGATTGCCATTTGTTAATCTCCAATGAATACTGTACCTGAGCCAGTCTCGATTACGTTTGTACCCGCTGAATTGGTATCATAATGACTGCCTGTACCAGCATCTCCAGTGTCGGCAGTATCACCAATACGGGCTGCACCTTGTGTTCCGCGGTTCATATTGATAGTCTTGCCATTAACAACAATGTTACCTGTCACGTTTAGTGTATAATTGCCATCGACCTTTATATTTACATTACCCTTAATATAAACTTCTTGATTTTTTTGAACAATTTCGTAATCATCTCCGACAATTTTGTTTACGCGGCGACCCGTGTGGTCTATTTCACTGTATGTACCGCTTGTATGCAATGTATGCAGTCTCTCAAAATTTGGTGTATCATCTACCTCAATAACATGTCCCGATTCGGTTTGCGTTACTTTATTGAAGGGATATTGTGCATTATATGCACTAGCTGGTTCAGGTCCTAGTTGTTGCTTAATTATATTGTTTTGTCCAACAGCTAATTTTGGCATATCATTTTTACCAGGCATTATACCAAAAATAACCGGCATGAATGCATCATTACCATCCATAAAAAAACCAACAACCGTCGAACCAATTTGTAATCCTGTAGCAGAAACACCAACCTGTTTCAAGCTTGAGCTAAACCCTGGCATCAATGTAACCGCCCACGGCAAATCCTTTTTTGGGGTTTCAACGATATCACCATGTACATTATAGATCCGTACTCTTACACGGCCTTGTTTTTCAGGATCATCTCTATCCTCAACGACTCCGATGAACCATCTAAACCCTTCTTGCCCAACTTCTTTTGTCGCCATTTTAAATTCCCATCTTTACACAATCACATGAAATTTCATGTTTGCTTTTTGTGCTTGGTGTTATCATATGTCTAAGTCTTACTATTAAATAATTTCCCGACATCATTGCATCATTTTTCTTTTTATCTGTTGTACCTGTAGGATCAGCAAAATCCAATGTAATTAAATCTCCAGCTTTTAGTCCCGTATCGCCATGTACAAGAATACGTGTGATGTCAGAATTTAGTAACATAGTAAAAGAATTTCTAACAGCCATTGCTGTATCAATAAATGTGTCAGGACGTGTTGTATCTTTTAATGTAAAAAATTGTTTAGGTACACCTTCACCATATGTTTTTATAAAATCATCTGAATTAGGGATTTGTGCTTTACCGGCGGCTGGTTTTTGAAATTTATCAAACACTTCTTTAAGATTAAAATCAATGCTTGTAAAACTTTTTGTATTCATATCAAAAGTTTTTGTAACAGCTTTGTAAATACCCATTGATGCTTTTGCATTACCATCTGCTTTTTTTATGTTTTCATGTTTTAATATTGTTCTGTATGAATTTGCTTGGGATACTTTTGTACCCATTTGATTTTGCTGTGTGTTAAAAACCCTTGATCCAATTGTGGGCTTTCCATCCTTTATTAAACCCTCTATAGTTTTAAAATTGAAACCGCTTTGATTTTCAAAGAAAACATATGCAGATGCAGCATATTGCTTGCTTACTGCGCGCTGTCTCAACATATCAATCGCCATTAATGGATTTTGTTTTGGAAAAGCAACTGTTTGTATACCTCTTGCCTCATCAATAATAATAGATTTTGAACTATCCAAATATTTTGATAAAATGTAGGGAACCATTTTATCCACTGTTCCCGTTTGAGATTCTTTTATCAAAGATGAACCCGCTCTTAAATGTTCATCACTTACACAACGAACTGTATATGTCATCCCCTTGTCGTTGCTATCTCTTGTAACATTAGCTACTTCAAAGGTCCGAAATTTAAACACTGCTGATTTAGACATTCCAGGTGTTTGTATTTCGATTGAAATATCCTCTTCCCCTATAATTGGAAAATTCTTTAATAGATTTAAGTTATCCTGAAAAGTAAATTCAGCATACATCGTGGGCTTTGACATATCTTCAAATATATCAACACCTATCAATTGACCAATAGGATTCATTGAAGCCTTGAAATTTTTATTTGAAAGTTCAACGTACTTAATATCAACATCTCCTGGCTCTACTATTTTTGTCATCCTAGAAGATCTTTCATGTCACGCTCTACATGGTTAACATAAGCTGAATTTAAAAGTTTAATATGTTTGCGATTTTCATTAATTAGTGATTCATTTTGGTAGACGGTAACAGGTGACCAATAGGGAATTTCATCAAGAGGTATGGTCTGATTAACAATGTTTGCTGTTGCTATAGTTGCATTAGCAAGTGCACCTGAAGATTTAAAGTATACAGGTGATGCATTAGTCCATGTACCGACAACATGCTTTAGCATTAAGGTAGAAGAATTAGAAAACGCGACCGTACCATAAACAGAGCTCGATTGGTCAATAACATTTGATACATTTATACCACTAAAAGTACCGGTTAACATAACTATTTGATTAGTTTCAACAACTGTATCAAGCTGTTTGCGCTGATAATTAATTACCTGATTTTGATTGTTTATATTAGGAGACCAATATTTCTTTTGCCCTGCAGAGAGATCATTGTAAGTGCTTGTAGATAGAACTCTATCATCCAAATCGTAACTTACTTGGTAAAAAGCTGTCTGTTGTATTGTGTTAGCAACACTACCATACTTCAATGTCAAAAAATCGTTGAAAACATTTTCAGATTTTGGCCACTCATTTAAGGGATCAATGATGCTATTGCCAAGGTAAATTATCCAATCATATGAGGCATCACCATAATAATTTTCAGCAATTTGATCCGGACGCTCATCATTAAGTACCGTATAAGGGTAGTATGTTGCAGCACGTTTAAACACCGCTTGATCAAACTCTACTTTTGCAATAAGGTTAGATGCAGCGGTGTTTGCATAGAGTAATGAAGGAAAAAAACTAAAGTATCCTGACATGATTATCCTTTATCTCGCATTACCAGCACCTGGATCAGTAGCTGTCCTAGTAGGAGGTGTGGGTGCTGGTTTTCTTGCTAATCTATCTGTTTCTGCATCACTTTGATTTTGTGTCTCAGGCGCAGGTAAATCAACACGTGTAAACACGCTTGTTTCTTTAAACGTCATTTGTATGTCGACCATTACAGGATCGCCTGTTTTAAAAAATGCTGGCGATCCCATTGGTGTATAGTTAACATTGATACTTTCCATCACGCATCTTTTTATTTTATATGGTTTATCTTTATTGGGACCAAACTCAATATCACAAACATCAGGAAATGTGAACAACATTGATGTATCCATACCTGGCAACATTCTTGTTTTTAAATGACTAATAATCTTTTTAAGATTTTGTAGTTCAGATACACTGGCTGGCGCG